CCGTGAAGTCGGCATACCAAACGGAACCCCTGCGGAAGATTGACATTGTATCTCCTTAGTCGCCCCGCCGCCGATCACGGACACAGTGTGTACCGGATCGCTTAATGCAGCAATACAGGCCTTTCGAGTTAGTAGGTAGGGTGATTGTTGTTTGCTTGGGTCTTTCCGGGTAGCAGCCAGGCGGCCTGATGAAATCCATTTCTTTGCTGTTGATCGCGATACACCAAGGAATTCGCAAGCCTCATCGAATGTGAGACTGTATTTATCCATTTTGGCCTCTTATCTCTTTATCAATCCCATCACCTATTCCACTTAAACTGACCATTCAGCACACCGATGGCGAAAAGAAGCCAAGCCAGCTTGTAGCCAAGTGGCTTTAGCTTTTCGTAATGTCGAAGAATGATAGGGCGGGTGATGGAGTCTTTATTTGTGTTAGCCGGCAGAGCGGCAAGTGTGGTTTTAATTTCGTTGTTACAGTTTTTGGCGGCTGACAGGAGGGCGTTTTGTTTCTCTTCAGGAGTCACGTATCACCACTTCTTAACCCACAGCAACCAGAGCGCTACACCGACGCCGACGATAAGCAATATCCAGTCGAGGTATGCCATTACAAAACTAAGATCATCCATCAGTGAACTCCCTTCACAGCATCACCCACCACATAGACAATCATGCATATAGCGAAGAGGGTGATGATTATCGCCATCAGTATCTCAGTTGATAATTTGAGTCGTTTCATGCTGCTTTACTCCCAGTTAATATTTCTTGCCCAATCGCTTTTAGCTCATCGCGCTTAACTGTGGTGAACATGCAACGAGGCTTGATGAATGGCCGCCAGATGAATAGCAGAGAACCTTTGTTGTTACCGTTGTTTGGCTTGCCAGTGTCAGAGCGTAGAAACGATATCCGACCATCAGTAATGAATCGCACCTCATCCACCGATTGCAGAGCCTGGCTAAACCAACCGACAGATGAGTCGGCCGGCACAAGCATCACTACCGGTTGGAGTTGTTGCTTACATTGCTCAGCCGCCTTGATTACCCAGGGTGAGATATCGGAGTAAGGTGGATTGCACCAGATAGCGCCGCAACTTTCCCATGCACTAATAAGTGCATCGTCTTGCTCGGTGAGGTATCGGGCGCACAGGGCGCTCTTATTGCTGGCTGCCGCATCCAGGTAAAAGCCAAACTCAATATCTAATGCGGTGAATATATCGAGCGGGGTCATCCATAAATCTTTCAAGTTGTCCGGTGTGTGGCTGCCGCCGTAATCACTCATGCCGCCTTACCTCGAATCAAATCAGCGCGCCGCCGATTCTCCCAGTCAGTTCTGCAAAAGCTGTCGCAGAAGCACCCAACGCTTATCGACTCGCTACAGTAGTAGCACTTGCCGATTTCTTTCATTTTCTGCCTGGCAGCGGTATTGCGGAGAGCTATTTCAAGGTTCAATGCTTCAAGCTCTTGGGCCTGGTCGATTTCATCGCACATGATGACCTCACAGATTTAGAATGGTTTTTACATCATCCGGCTCGCAGCCAGATGACATGATATGAGTGCCTTCATGTAGCGACACCACAACATCGGCAGGCATGACGCCGTACCGTTTCCACAATCCCTGATGCAGAACTTGCGCTAATTCATCCGTGCTAACTCGACCCGCAGTGAAGTAAGCGCGGGGGTAATTTGACGATGATTGATGACATAGGGACACTCCAGATAGTGAAATCCGTTTACTGAGAGTTCCGTGGTGGGGTTAAATTTCTATTGAGGATTCTTTCTGTATTTCGTTATCAACGTACGCAAGCTTTTCAGCAAATAGTCGCTCTAGCTGCCGTCGTAAAGCCATAAGTGCCTTTTTTCGTGTTGAATAAAGTGCTATACCGCGTTGGCTGCTATTTTTAGAACCAATGGTTCCGTGTGATATAGACGTAGACCACATTGGAGTAACAACTGAGTTATGAGCGTTAAATGCATAACCTTGAGTTCTGTCCATTCCAGGGGATTGAGAATCTGGCGGTGGAACATCTTTTAATTCACAATAATCAGACCATCTTAGTGCTCTGTTAACTTGTGACTCATTCTTTAACTTATCAAAGTCAGCGAGTTCTTTTTTGTTCATCGCCATGATTTATTCTCTTTTATCTGCTACCGATACACTTCGCCGCAAACAAGCACAACGTTGGGCCTGCGCCCTTTAATCAGCGTTGAGATGGTTAAGCATTCGGATTGAGTGGGGTAGATATCTTCGGTAACTGGCAGGGCATCACAGGCATCAAAGCCGCATGAACTGACGAGAAGAACAAAGCCGATTAGCATTAGTCGCCCTCTTTACTTTTAGTTTCTCCACATCGAGAGCAGTAAAGGCCGCCATAGGTTTCATGTCTAAACTTATCGAGAAGGTTACATAATCCTTTTTCAGACATGCTTTTTACTTCAAATGATCCATGACGAGATGCTGATTTCACTATGACGGGAATGTATTTGTGCCCGAATATAAATCCCATAACTCCGCTACATTGGCTCATTATTTTATCCTGCTGGCTTAGCTGCTGTGAATAGCGGCATTGCATAATCTTTACGCATCAGTCCATCTGCCGTTTTTGAGATAAAAGCTACGGTGCTTGTTTCTCCTTTAAGATTTATATAGTTCCAATTATCAGTTTGGACTGAATCGATATAACCGAACGGTTCCAACGCTTTCAGCTCTGCGAGTTGCTTTTCGGTATCTTCCAATATCGACCGTTCGAGTTTCAAGCGCCGCCGGAATTCATCGCGTTCAGTCTGCAATGTGTCAGCCCGTCGGCGCTCAGCTTCCAGTTGCTCATTCAGAGTTACCCGCGCCGCCCGGACAGAGATAAGTTCTAAGGCCATATCCATTTGTTCAGCGCTGGTAAGGCCAGCGTCGAATGGATTCTTGATAAAACTTTTAATTCGGCCTTTAGTCAGCATCTGCATTCCCCTCTACCACTACCGGCCGCAAGCTGTAATCACAGGTCTGATAGGTGTGATGACTATTGCTGGTATGCACACCCTGATGGTCAAAACCTTCTGCCTTTTGAATAACAATCCCCCAACAAACACGCTGCACGTCGTCATCCCACCCATCATCCCGACATTCTCGATATGCATCGATTTCTGCCTGACACGTTGCTATGGCGTCTTCTTTGTTATTGAACATATCCCAGCCATAATCAGGAGCTGCTGCAAAGTACGCCACCGGCACCTGCTCGCCTTTCAGCTTCTCGTTTGCCGCTGATAACGCTGCTTCTGCTGCTTCTGCTGCCTCTGCGCGTTCGCGTAAGTCTTTTACATCTGACTCACTGAACCATTTTTCATAAGTTTGGCCCTCTAACCGCTGAACAAGCTCACCGATTGGCAAAGGTTTAATCAGTTCCAACTCTGCCTTTTCCAACTGATCCGCGAGGAAGTCGATCAGTTGTTCTTTGTCCATTACTGTTTTCAAATGTGCGATAGTATGCTTATCCATCATGCCTCCCGTTTTGCTCTGGACACTTCACCAACTTCATAACGAGCATGGATAGGGTCTTCATCGTCGTAATCGGAATTAACGCTTTTCACCATTGCGTGAACGCAAGTTTCACAGTTGTAGTAAGAGTGCAATTCACCATCAAACACCCACGTTGACGATCTGGCTATTTGACCTGGTTCAATCTTGCTTCCGCAAATAAAGCAGGCATGTGGCTTACGACATTTAACTATTTTGTCGCTAAGACAGCGCTCAGTACCGTCACCTACATCTCCTTCGAACAAATCAAAATCGAGAGCATCGTCTAAGTTGATATCCATCATGCCTCCTGCTGATATTTTTCAAACCAGAAAATAACCGGGGAAGGGGTTTCAATAACCTGCCCAAATCTAAAGGCTGTGCGGTAATTAACCGACTTGCCTTTTAGCCGCTCCATTTGTTCAGAGATTTCAGATCGGAAGCTCTCCAGTGACATTGATGCTTTGAAAATGTTGCATGGGGCGCAAGAGGGATAAAGATTCCCGATTAAATCCAACTCAGGTCTGTGCATTTCTCCAGTTGTGACTAGCTTGTGAGTGAAACCAGATCCGGGCGGCAAACGAACGCTTTCGAGTTTGCGAATTACTGGCTCGATATGGTCTGCATGCCAACCTCGTTCTGGCAGCTCACAGCCACAATACGCACACTTGCCGCCAAACATCTCACGTAGCTGTGCACGCTGCTTTTTAGTGATTTTAGCCATATCATTCACCCCTCAGGCTGGCGGCGAATAAGGCTATCTCTTCTGGTGTAACATCAATACCAAAGCCGTTATTAGCTTTGAGAGACCATTCGGATAACTCATCAACACCCTGCGACTTTATCTCGTTAATCGCCTGAGTGGTGGCTGTAAAATCCAATTCTTCAGCGCATGGGATGACTTCCCCGTAAACGCGTTCCATCGCGCAATCCCAGCCATGTTGCATGGCGTCGTAACGGTCAGTGATTCCTCTATCTTCAAGGCCGCAGCCCATCCCCTCACTGTGGTATTTAGGTTCGTTATCAAGGTCGGTTACTGAGTCGATGATTTGCTTCATCACGGCATTCTCACCGGCCAGCGCCTGATATTTCTTCTCAAGCTCTGCGTAATCACTGAATCGCACAACATCAACAACAAATCCGTCTTTCGGGTCGGCATCGTGAATTAATGAGCTATCAAGCCCGTATATTTTTACAGACATAGAAAGTCCTCAGCAGACTGGCTGCTTTAAATGGGGTGGGGGATTAGGCTGCTTTTGGGATGGATAATGAGGCGCGTTTACATATCACTGATTTCAGCGTCCTGCCGGTTAGTCGGGCTACTTTCTCATCGGCATCCTTGCCGAGCAGCCGCAATTCCGTTTCTGTCCAGCGTCGCGCTGGGCGGTTGGATATTAGTGCGATTCCCATCGAAGAAGCTTTTGCGTAAATCGACTGAAGAGAGCGCTCAAGCTTTTCAGCTATCAGGTCGCCGGGCATGTATCCGGCAACCTCTCTCATAAACTGCTCTTCATATCCTTCCCATGGTTCATAGGGTTTCGTCATTGAATCCCCCACTGATCACCAAATTTGAAGCCTAAGACGTCAAGAGCCTCATCCATGGTCTTAATGAATTGGGGTATCTTCAACTCAAAGGCATCCTGAAACTCATTGTCTTTGTCGATAATGATTGAGTGCATGTTCTCGCGGCGCATACGTGGGTCATAATTGCTAAACCACCATTGGTCACATCCTGCGACCCACATAGAGTATTGAACCTGAGCCATGTACTCCTTTTTAACCGCCTCAACACCGCCAAGGCGAAACTTAACGTACTGAGATGATGTGTAAGGTGACTTCAGCTCAAGTCCTCGCCCATCGCTGCACATGCCATCAGGTGAGCATGCACAACGCATTGATTCATCCTTGTAGTAAATGGGCGGCTGGGTGGTTGTCAGGTCATTTTCAAACTCAAAAAGAAACCTTGCAGCCTCTTCGTGTTTCTTCCCCCAAAGTAGGGGGCGTGCGGGTATTTCGTCGGGGATCCTTCCCGTACAGACTTCAGCAATCAAATCCATCATGTATGTTTCAGCCATGCCAGATAGAACGCCTGCATCCTTGTCCTTTTTTGACTTTGGTTCTGTCAATATATCGCCAACTCTTGAAGCTGTAATGCATGCTAACCGGCACATTTTCCACTCGTCGCTCCCTTGCTCGATAGCGGAAATATCAAAGCCAAGCCTCTGTGATGCTATAGCGTCGCTAAGCATTTGCGGCCTCCTTGCTATTGGCTAACCGGCGCTCCATGCTTGATATAAGCATCCCTGCTTCTTCGTTAGTCAGTTCAGATTGGTTATTAACTTCACGTCCTGTGAGTGTTTTGCATGCTTTTTTTAGACTGTCGAATGTGGAATTAACCTGGATAAGAATGGAGTTAATTCTATCGTTTTGCTCAGCCGTTATTGGCGTAACATCTCGCTCAGGCGACTTTGTATTATCGAAGTTATTTCCCTCACCGCCTTCCGTATTGACATAATCAATAGCCGCATCCAGACGTTCACGGCGGGGCCAGTATTTGCTTGCCCTCTTGACGATAGTCTTCCGTGCCATCTCTTCCCAAAAGTTTTTCCATGGGCCATTTTTTGCCTTGCTGGTAGCCTCAGTTGCTTTAATTTCTGCGAGGCTCATTTCTTCTGTAAGATAGTCACCATCCGGTGTTTTTATAGTGCAATAGCCACCAACAACAGTTCCTCTGTCGCCAAATGTGTTGTACTTATGAGTCGGTGCACAATCCAATCCATTGGATTCATACGTATCATTTGAGTAAACGAGTTTGCATTGACCCCACTTAATAGCCCCCGTCGCTTGAGCTAAATGAAGAAGGCCCATATAGCTGATATCAAGGCACACCATGCCGTCGCGAGGAACCAGATAGGCCAATTTACTGGCTGGGTTCAATGTGATGCCAATTGCCGCCACGTTGATAATTGCGTTCTGTGCGCTAGCTGGGTTGGCTATCGCTGTTTTTGTCAGATATTCATTTCTCTGGAAAAGCTGCACAGCGAATTGGCTTTCCTTAGCCCATGTCACTCCCTGATCCGTCAGAGCGCTGGAGAATAGCGGTTCCTGTTGCTTTACAAATTCAACGATACTGAAGCTCATCACGCCGCCTCCTCATGCCCGTCAATCATCATTGCTCGCTCGTACTTCGCTGCAATAAGCATTGAGTCCCATAAAAATTGAGATGCCATTTCTTGAAAGTCAGAGTTATTAAGCATCAAGTGAAGAGCCTTATGGTTTAAGTCACAGAAGCCGACCTGCTGAAACAGTGCCTCGATGTGCTTAATCTTGATTTCGGTATTCAGCTCGGCGGTTCGCGCTTCCAGCGCTTTCTCATCGCGAGAATCAAATCCTTTTGTGATTTTATCGAGAGCCATAATTTGAGATACGTTCATAGCGGATTCCCCTTAGTGCGTAGAAACTCAACTATCTTGTCCAGCAAGCTCTTGCGTGGCGGGGGAGTGAAGCTTGCTGATGTGAGGCGGTAGGCCGGTGAATGCTGAATTTTGGTCAAATAGTTAGTAGAGCATCCCGATGCGGGATACCCTGCAATGGCGTATTGCATAGGGATACCTTTTGATTAGTAGTTAATTTGGATAGGTGGTTGCTGGTTTAAAAACGATTGGGCAACTTGATTTTTGATGATGGCAATAACGCAAGCCTTGGCGCACTCAGCGTCAATTCCAGCGTTGGTTAGTACGGCAATGGCAGCATTGTTAACTTCGGCTTGGTGGGCCTTGTCAGCCGACTTTTTTGCTGCTTCATCAGCAACACGTTTCTCTTCAGCCAGCTGGGCATCTTCTTTCTGCTTGGCTTCACGTTGAACTCGCTCAGCTTCCTGTTGTGCTTTAAGTTTCTCGGCTGCGATAGCGTCCTGCTTCTCGCGTTCGGCCTTGGCGATTGCATCTTTCTTGTCTTGTTCAGCCTTAAGAGCCAATGCAATGCGGTCACGCTCTGCTTGTTCTGCCTGAAGTTTTAACTCAGCTTCACGACGCGCTGATGCTTCACGCTCTTGTTGTGCCGCTAGGTCAGCATCCCGCTTAACCTTGGCGGCAGCCTCTGCTGCAATCCGGTCGTCACGCTCTTTCTGTAAGCGCTCAACTTCATCAGCTTTCGCTTTGGCGTCACGGTCGAAAGCGTCATTCATCAGCAGGGCCATCTCGTGGGCTACTTCAATTTCAGCCGCTAACTGTTCAGCTTTCTTCTTGGCTTCAGCTTCCTGCTTTAACCGGTCCTGTTCGGCTTCCCACTCAGTCAGCGGGCGGCGCGTTTCGTCGCGTATTTCATCGCATTCAATGACAAATCTACGAAGTTCTGCCTCAATGATTTTCGGCTGCTCTTTCAGGTGGCGAAGGTACTCACGGCCCGGCTTTTCGATTGCTGTTTTGCTTCGTGACGCACCAGCGGCAAGTGATGCTATCCGTGCTCGGCCCTTTGCAGTCGACACATCAGGAACTTCATTAACTGCCTGGCGGATCTGGTTGAGGTATTTATCAAGGCCGTTCGTGACGTACAGTGTCGGGTAGGATTCTGGCTTAATGTCGATTACCACCAAGCCGGTGCTTTCGTCTGCCATGCTCATTTCCTTGTGTTTAGCCCACAGCAAAACACCGACAGTTGTCAGTTATTTACTCTGGGGATTGGTGGAGTGGGGAGTTACTCGGTTACGGTATAGCCTTGATTTTCAAGCCAAGAAATAACGTCTGTTTCGTTGATTTCATCAAGTAAATTGGTAGCGCCATACTCTTTAACTATCGTTTCAATATCCACGGCATCAACTAAATCAGCGCCAGTTAGCTCAATCTCAATTTCACCCATACGAGTAACTGATATCTCGTCAACTTTTTTACATTTGATAATTATATCTATGCTCATACATCACCTCATCTAGTGGTCTTATTGCTGCCACCGGTTAAGTGGCAGGGGTAAGGTCACTAGCTTAATCGTCGACCCACTCAACACAGTTAAGTAACCGGATAGCTTCTTCATCAGTTGGTTCGCGCTTATCAGCATTGCATTCAGTGCAGAACTTCGCCTGAACTGGCTGGCCCATGCACCCGCACTCATGACCAGAGCAGCAAGAAATGAACTCTATTCCATCAATGCAGTATCTGTTTTTGCAGGTCTTACCCATCATTCATTCCTCATTTACCCGCCAATAAAAAAGGCCGCGTTATGCAGCCTTTGTATTCGTAATATCGTAGAACTGACCATAGGTGATTTGTTCGAACTCTTTAGGGATCGTTACATCACCATGCTTTGCGCAGCCTTCTTTATCTTTAGTGTTGGGTATGGCAAATAGAAGGCAGTCATCTCGTTCTGGATGTCGTCCACCATAAGTGGTTAGCATTAATATTCCGCGACCAGTTGACTCACCAAATCCAGTTTTCATAACCCCATAATGGGCGATAATATACGCCTGCCAGACAGGGAGAGACTCCAGCGCTGCATTAGCATATTTAATGGCTGCGTCCAGCTTCTTATTGAACTCCTTCCCCTCTTTTACGTTTCCCTTACCACGCGCTATCACTACTTTTTTACCATTGAAATAATCTGTGCTTTTGATAGTCATAGGGCAAGAGAATGGATAATCATGCTCCCACACCAGATTGCGAAGCTTGCTGCCTTTATCACCAAAACCAGATGAATTTGTATAAGCAACAGCGCCAAATTCATTCATTACGCCCTTAATAATCGCATTACGCTTTTCCCCGATATCATCAAACTCATCTATCAGCGCTTTTACATCAGTACCTTCAACCTTGAAATAGTCATAATGTCTGTGTGAACTACTCATCTCTTACCCCTTAACTATTAACTATGTGGTTGGCTTCTAAATAAGCGGTATGCTTTTACCGCGCATCTTCTGGCGAGCTATAGCGTTAACTCCACGTTCTGATTTGGGTTCGCTGTGGAACTTACGGCAGCGTTTTATCTCAATCGCCATGTGATGCTCGGCAGCGTTATAAATCTGTACTTGGTAATCAGTTGGTGGTGCTGGGTATTGGATTTCCCCGCTTACCTGACGCTTGCAGATAATTTCTGCTTTACGAACTGGCTGTTCTTTCTGTTCTGGCTTCATGCCAAGTGCGCGATAAACTTGCGACTCAATTAAATCGCGCTCAACAGCTTGCGCTTTCAGGCGAGAGCGGCGACGAGCAGATGATGATCCATTGAATGCTGTTCTGCGTGTCATGGTTACCTCCAGTTAATGAGCTTTGGTGATGTGGTGGCCGGTGCTGCTTTCTTTCCGGCATTCTGGATGGCACTAAACCAGACCTTGTACGGCATACGCCGCGCATACCATCTATCACTGCGCCGGGCGACTTACGTTGCGATCATGGTGCGCATCAGCCTGCGCATTCACCACATCCCAAAACTCATTCGCTTTGGTTGTTCGCGCTTTGCCAGCGCCGTAGGATCAGACTGCAATCCGTTGTATCCGTTTCGTACTGATTTGGCGTCCTGCCGTGTTGATGGACTAATTAAACACCATGTTGATTTGTCAGTCAACACCGTGTTTATTTTATTTTTATTTATTGTTGTTTATTTTTGATTTGTAAGTGAATTTAATTTGAAAATAATTCAGACGAGACCCTTCGCACCCAGCTATCAGGCGTGAAAAGTGTGAGGTTAGTAGTGTTTAAATCGGGTAGGGTGGTGAGATTGTCAGATTACAGGCACAAAAAAGCCGACAGCGACGTCGGCAATAGAACAGATACTTGTATTATTGTTTTGCTTGGTGAACCCGGCAGCGGGGCCGGGTTTTATAGCTCACGATCCGAATGGAACCAAATATCCATCGAAAGGTATTTGAAAAGGCGGATGATAGTCGAGCTTACCTATCAATACCATTGGCTCATTTTTTCGCGAATAGTGGAGAACAAATTCAGATGTCCTATCTCCATGCGGCTTTGCCATGTCATAACATGTAATCCCGATATGATAATGCCACCAGACATGCTCTTGAGCTTTTTTTACTTTAGCAAGAAATTCAGCATCATCAGGGTGTACATTGTCCGAGCTTTTATTCCGCCCTTCCAGCCCTTTGTAGCCGCGAACTTCAAGGTGTCTGGCGAATCTAAATACTTTATCAGAGTCAGATTTTTCTCTTTGCTTTAACTGGTGAATAAGTTTTTTACCAAACTTCACGCTCAGTTTAGTTTCACGTCCATGATCCATTGGTAAAAATCATCCTCGTTATGAACGTGTTCAGGCATGTCGATAAAATCGCAATCGAAAGAATCAGACAAGCTTTGTAAGTCGTAACCGCAACCTTTAAAAAATGCGATATCTCTCGCACTACCCTCAGCATGTACAAGCAGTTTGCTATTTATTCCTTCGACTGGAAGTTGAGAAAAATAACTCATGATTTTCCCAACTACTTTCGCAGGGAAGGTATCAGCAGCAGCGATGGCTATGCTCATTCAATCTCCTCCTTTTGGTTGAGTTTTTCTGCAACAGTCAGCGCGTCGAAATAAATAGTATAACCGCAATTCTTGCAAGATATTGGGAAGTACCAACATGCAAAATTCTTGGAGTTAGGTATCGGTTGCGCCACTAAAATTGCCTTGCTCACATCATCAGGGCTGCTACGCAATTGCCAATCGTCTTTACAGCACAAAGCACAGTCCATAAACTTTTCTGGATCATGATGATTGGCCGTTTTTAGTAAAAACTGGACCACTTTTCCCGGAGGTAGTGCAAGAGTTAGTTCTTGTAACGTCTTATTTGACATAGTTTTTTTATCTCATATAGCAGCATGAGAATTTCTTATCCATAGAAATGTGGCTATATTATACACTTTGACTGCATCGAAGCACGCCAATTCGTGTCATCTACAATCGGCATGTCGCAGAAAAAGTTTAATGTTAATTTTCTATCCACTGAAAATAAGTATAACTCATACTGCCAGTATGGATACAGAAAGCCATCGATTTCAGAAATATTCCTAGCAGTGGCTACCTAGCAAACATCTCAGATACTATGTACCCAGCCACAAAAGCTGCAAGTACGATGACGATAACAACCACGATGTTATTTATTTTCATAATGCCCATTCTACAGGCTAGCAGTGGGTTAGACCAGCATCACCGAGTAATGAATGACTCGACCAATGATCTTCACGTCATCCATATCCGCTTCTTCGTCAGGGAACTCTTCTTTGTTGTAGCTGCGAATGCTTAACTTTTTGCCCGGCAACCGGTAAAGCAGCTTAACCCTAAAAAATTCATCCTGGTCTATCGCGTAAATCCCACCGTCAACAATGCGCTTATTGGCGTTATCAACCGTTACAGTCGTTCCATTGGGAAGAACTGGCTCCATGCTATTGCCATGAACAGGGAAGGCCATGACGCTCTTTGGATCTGCTCCAGCCCTGCGTAAGGTGGTCTTTGAAAATCTCAACTTAAAACCATTGTGATCTTCATTGTTTGAGCAGCCACTCCCAGCAGCTAACTCTATGCTTTTATAGTAAGGAATTTCTACGTCATCCTCTCCAAGCGGGGTGGAACTGTCCCATACATCAACGCCAACCCATTCACTACTAGGTGGAACATTAGATAAATCATGAGCACGGGATATCTTTGGCTGCCCAACATTGTTGAGAAGCCAATCAAGTGAGTAACCAGTTTTCTCGCTAACTAATCTGGCATTATCTTTACTGATAGAACTTCGCTTTATCCAGTTATAAACAGACTGCGGGCTAGCTCCAACCAAGTCCGCTAAATCCTTTTGGGATAAGGCTTCCCGCTCCATCAGAAACTTTAAGCGATCAGCTAATTCATTCATTTCTTTTTCCATCCCAAGATAATAAACATTATGTTGATTATTTCAATGAACGTAGTGTTGATTATTTTTTATTATTGGATTAACATTGTGTTGATTTATGTTTATAGGAGTCATTTATGACAAACAAAAAAATCAACAAGCCCACTCCGCTTGATAAAGCATTGGCGGCAGTTGGCGGCAGGCAGACGGATCTAGCCAAACTTATTGGCGTGACTCCGCAGGCAATCAACCTTTTAAAAAAACGCGGTGGCACTCTACCTATCCATAAAGCCGAGGCTTGGGAAAGGGCGACTGGGTTATCACGTCAAGAATTATTCCCGGATTATTACAAAGCCGCTTAATCACTACCGATCTTTTCACAACGGACACTCGTCCTACGGCGCTGGCAAAGCGCGAATCCAAACAAAAAACTAATCACAAGTGGCATTAGCTCACAGCTTTGTCACGTAACAACATCTAACAAGGGAAGAGTACGCAATGGAACGTGCAACCACACGCAACAAGGCTCGAATCATTGAGAGCCAGCTACTGAACAAGATTGCATTACGAGGCGTCACTGACATTGCTGACGCTGTGGGCGTGGATAAGTCACAGATATCACGCTGGAAAGAAAGCTTCATTCCGAAGATATCAATGCTTTTAGCTGTTTTGGAATGGGGAGTGGTCGATGACGAGATGGCAAGGCTGGCTAAGTCAGTGGCGTTGTTGCTCGCAAAACAAAAATCCCCACGGCTAGGTGGGGACTCTGAACAACAAATTTCAATCAACTTCTGAGGTAATAATAATGCAAAACACTGGATCAGTAAACAGTAAGGAACGTCCGGTACTTTTCAATTCCGAAATGGTTCAAGCCATTCTCAGTGGTCGCAAGACGCAGACAAGGAGAATTATCAAACTGGATCATGAGCGCGGCATGGTGAATCCAGTTGTTCGCGGACGCAACGGTGAAATATCAAGTATCACCTGTCGCCTTGCACCGATGCTTTGTCCACTCGGTAAGCCCGGCGATCAGTTATGGGTTCGCGAGACATTCGGTGACTGCGGCGTAAGGCTAGTTTATCGCGCAGATTCTGATGATGGCGCTGCGTGCATTGTTAAGCGCTGGGCGCCATCAATCCACATGCCGCGCTGGGCGTCACGTATCAACTTGCTGATCACTGGCGTTCGTGTTGAGCGGTTGAATGATATCAGTGATGCGGATGCTAGGGCTGAGGGCGTTAATACATGGAAGGGGCCAGCAGAAGAAATTGTTGGCGGCAAGCTGGCATTCTTAGAACTTTGGGACTCAATCTACGGACAGAAAGAAGGTGAGAGCTGGCAGGCTAACCCATGGGTATGGGTAATTAATTTTGAGCGCATGGAGGCCAAATGAATACAGCGGAGATACTTCAATTTCCCTCTGAATCAGGAGGGCAGGAGCGACGTGTGGTGGATACCGAAAACGGTTATACCCGTATCGCTAACGAACTACTTGAGGCGGTCATAGGCTCTGGGTTAACTCAGAATCAACTCCTGATCACTCTGGCGGTCATTCGCAAAACATACGGCTATAACAAATCGGCTGACTGGGTGGGGAATTCCCAGTTGTCAGAACTAACTGGACTACCTGAAACGCGGTGCAGCACGGAACGCAATAAGCTCGTCAAAATGAACATCCTGACGATGACTGGCAGACAGGTGGGAATCAACAAGGAAATATCATCTTGGCAGACGAAGTTTAACGGTATCTGTAAACCCTTTACTGAAACTGTAAAGTTTACAGAATCTGTAAAGAAAACCTTTACGGAATCAGTAAATCCGACTTTACAGAATCTGTTAAACACAAAAGACAATAATACAAAAGACAATAAAGACATTAAAAAGATATTACCCGAGCCAAAGAAATCCCCTTCCGAAAAGACATCGAAATCCACTCAGCGGCCAGCAGGGTTTTCACCATCAGAAAGCCATTTAAAAATGGCGGCTGAGATGGGCGTTAACCTGCAAAGCGAATTTGATGCTTTCTGCGATCACCATGAGGCAAAAGGTTCAACATTCAAAAACTGGGACGCAGCACTTCGCACATGGATTCGCAATTCCGCGAAATACAGTGGACGGACTAAGGCTTATCAAAACAAGCCTGTTACCACCCCCGCCCGCGCTACCGCCGATAATTTTTCAGCCAAGAACTACGGTGTGACTGACGCGCCGGGCTGGATGGAGGAATGATTATGCTTAGTTACGTAGAAGAGATTGCCAAGCTTGAAACCTCTCTGGAAAACATCAAGAAACCAGCGGCGGTTATCGAGGGGACGGTATTCGAATATCGCCAAGCCGTTTGTGATACCCATGGGGAATTTCAGCAGCTTGTTCGCTCCATGAAAGCTTTAGGCAGCTTGCAGACAAAAACATCCTGCCCGTCCTGCCTGATGGAAAAGCTTCAGTCACTGAAAGAAAAACAGGCTGGTGAGGATGTCCGAGTTAAACAGGCAAACATCAAGCGACTGATGGCTGACCTGCAACTGCCAGACCGGTTCGCCAGTGCCACGCTGGAAAACTATCATCCCCAGAACGATGAGGCGGCTCGCTGTCTGCATGTTTGCAAAGCCTATGCGTCCAAGTGGAGAGATCGCTTGAAGCAGGGCGGCGGCATGGTTATGACAGGGAAGCCGGGTACCGGTAAGAATCACCTTGCTCTGGCAATTGCAAAGCACGTCATCACCGAACACCAAAGCTCAGCATTGTTCACTACGGCTTTACGGGTGGCCCGAAAGTTCAAGTCATCATGGGGTAAGAATGCTGAAGTCACTGAGCAGGAAGTTATCGAGGCTTACACCAGCCCGGATCTGCTAATCATCGATGAAGTTGGTGTTCAGTTTGGTTCCGAGTCTGAAAAGTTAATTCTGTTTGAAATCATCAATACCCGCTACGAAAAAATGCGTCCAACCATCCTGATAAGCAACCTTCCGAAAGACGAACTAAGCGCTTTCATTGGTGAGCGAGTGATTGATCGGATGAATGATGGCGGCGGTTGTACGCTGGCGTTTACGTGGGATAGCTACCGGTCGAGGGCCGCATGATGGACATAACTAAATCGCAGTCTGACTTTGAAGCTTGGGTGGTTACCTGGTGGCCCCAAAGCAAAACGATGATTGCTGAAAAGTTTGATGATGGCGGTTACTGGAACATGCCATTGCAACAGTATTTTGAAGCATGGAAAGCAGCGCGCGAAAGCATTGAGTTGGTTATTCCACCTTTCGACGGATACAAGGACCACGTGGCTAAAGAGTTACAGGAAGCCTTAAAAATGGCCCTCCGCACTGCAGGTATTCGAATCAAGGGAGAGAGTGAATGATATTCGGGAAAAATGAAAAAATTGGTTGTGGTGTTCATCTCAACCCAAACGGCAGTGATTTACGGTGCGGGCAGAAATTAAACAATCGCAACTGGAATGAGGGGGAAGGAGTTATTCAGCTCTGCATTATTTGCGAACTAAAACAGCGGAATAACTCGTTGATGGATGCATTGCAATCTAAACATAAGGTAAAGCCATGAAAGAATTAGATAGTTTCACTGTAGAGAGGCTGGAAAATATTTCAAATAGCGCATTTTATTATGCGGGCGCTGAAATGGAAGAGATACAGGCACTGGCCCGAATCGCGTTAGCTGCAAAGAGGGCTGAGCCGGTTTATCAGTATCAGTCAGGGATAGGTACCGACTTTGACGGCGGCATTGAATGGGTTTGGTATGACTGCGATAAAGGATTTTATAACCAATACGACCACACTCGCCGCCGCATCGTTTACACCACCCCACAGTTGAACTCTCCGGAGATACCAGATGGTTGGAAACTGGTGCCGATTGAGCTTACGGCTGAAATGGCTCAAGCAGCTGGAGAAGCGCATGAGGGGGAAAGTTACCTTCCTTACTCAATCTATCGAGCCATGCTAGCCGCCGCGCCGGAGAAGCCACTATGACCAGTGAAGCCTATTTTTTATATTCAGGAATCGTTTTAAATTCTCTGGTAGCACTCACGTTTGTCATTACTTTTTGGCGATGGTTTATCTGGCCTGCTTTCATTGCTACCAGCCTGGTTCGTTGCTTCGCTGCCGTTCAGATTAAATATGGACATGAGCGCAAGTTTTCTCGGACGCTTAGGCAATGGTGGATTGAATACACAGGGCATCTAATCGTTGGGCAGACATATGATTCAATCCGCAATAGACACTTCGTATGGCACGGCGTAGGTCAGTGGACAGTCTTCAATGGTGAAGACCATGGATAAACAAATATTCTTTCTACGAAACGAACAAGTAAGACGAAACCTGATAGCAGCAATAAACCAACTCCCCCTCGATGACCACCACCCCATAACAATCCGCATCACCGACTTTGACCGCTCCCTACTGCAAAACAGTATGTTCCACGCTCTGTGTGGTGACGTGGCTAAACAGGCTTTGTGGATGGAGAAAGAGCGCAATCTGGTTCAGTGGAAAACGTTATTCGTGTCGGGCCACGCAATGGCAACTGGCATGGGCGCTGAAGTGGTACCTGGTCTTGAAGGTGAATTCTGCAACATTAGGGAATCAACCGCCAAGATGGGCATTAAGCGCATGACTAGCCTGATTGAGTACAGCACAGCATGGGCGGTAGGAAGTGGCGTGAAGCTGCGCGAGGTTCGCTACACCAATGATTATTTCGGGAGAGCAGCATGATTACTCTGATATTAGTCGCAGCTTATTTCTGGATGGCTGGCGTTGTATCTGAATGGGCTCATGACATTTACGGTCGTGAAGAAACCTTCTCTGGATATGCAATGGCTATATGCATGGGACTTACATGGCCCTATTGGATTTTCCTGTATAAATCAGGAAGGCGCACATGATGGATGCAATAGCTATTTATAGCATCATGGGAATTTACTTAATGGGTTATTTCTCCGGCAAGCTAGATGAAGAGGAAAATATAAGTTCAGCATGGGCACTGCCAGCGGCAATCCTGTGGCCCATTTTAGTTATAGGAGTGTCTATCTTCCATTTATGGAAATGGTGGCGAAAATGAAAGAGATTGAACACTTTGAATCCGAACTAATTAAGGTTGGCAGGGCATTTGTTAAAGCACTTCAGGATTGTGGAATGTTCGCTACTGAAATAAAACAGCAAGATGTGATAGCAGCCCACAAGCCAGCGCCAACCGAACCATGGCGACAGAAAGGGAGAAAGCCCTGGAGGCAGCGCCGATGACGCGACGAAGTCCGACACAAATCGCACTAGATAATATCAAATTTAAAGTATCCCACCGAACCAAGCCAACCAAACAAATCCCCGCCAGCGAAATACCCACATATGACGCTATCTATCCGTTATTAGCTAAACGCTGACTAAGACTCAGGAGTAGAAAGAATGCTTGAACTACAGCGATCCGTCTGCGCGTTCTGTTTCAAACCAATGACTGACGGCTCTATTTACGCTCATCAGAAATGCATTGATAAAGCAGCGAAGGAGGCCGGGAATGATAGCCAAGCTCCCAAAGCACCGGAATTGTAAAGTATGCAAAACGAGGTTCAAGCCTGACCGCGTAGAAACGTGGTGGTGCTGTCCAGAACATCGAGAAGAGTACGCCATACTTTTATACCGAAAAGACCGCGAGCGAAGGCAGAAGAAGAAATCAGTAGCAGATAAGCAGTTAGCCAAGACACAGAAAGACGAATTGAAAGCCAGGAGGGAGAAGTTAAAGACCAAACCTCAGCGAATGGCAGAGGCCCAAGCAGCGTTTAACAAGTATGTGAGACTCAAGTATTTAGGTGTCCCCTGCATAAGTTGCGGCAGGTACCCAGAACAGAAGTACGGCGGCACGATGGAATGTGGTCACTATCGAAGCCGAGGCGCAGCACCCCACCTCCGATTTAATCTTCACAACACTGGATCCCAATGCGTTTATTGCAACCGACACCTAAGCGGAAACGTAGCCGGGTTCAGAATAGGGCTTATCGAGCGTGACGGCCTAGACAAAGTTCAGGAAGTAGATTCAAACCACAAAACCCGCAAGTTCGACATTCCATATCTAATCCGCATTAAAACCATCTTCACCAAAAAATCCAAGATGCTTGAGAAAAGGCGATCCCATTTTCAGGAGGTAGCAGCGTGAACGCATATGTGAAAACCATTCCAGAGTTACTTATCGCCGCTTATGGCAACCAATCAACTGTAGCAGCCCAGCTAAATACTCAACGCTCAACGGTAAAAAAGTATGCCAATGACGTGAAGGGCGAACGCCACGCCATTGTTAATGGTCGGCTGATGGTTGGGACAACTGGCAGGAAGAGGTCGCTATGAATGTAACTCAGTTAAAACTAACCAAAGAACAGCATGACTGGATTAATGGCTGGCTTGAACTGTGGGGCACATGGGTTTATTCAGGGAGATTAGAGAAGCGCATGAGCAGCATTATAGCTCAGTACATGGCGACAGTAGAACCGCAGGGAAGCCCATCAAGGCCGATGTGCAATGACGATGACGGAATGTTGATTTCTCAGGTCGTAGATTCCGTTATGCGCATTGACACAAAGGCCCTTGGCATTCTGATTAGTTATTACTCTCATGGAGCATCAAAGCGAGCAATTGCATCGTACTACTTCGCGACTGCAAAACCCCGCAAGATGTCAACGAGAGGTGGGGATCGGATGAAAAAACCGTCATTCGGGACGTGCCGGAATGAAGTCGACCAAATTCTTGAAGCTGCGGTGTGGTTATTGTATCAACCGATGCAAAAAGCATTCATCTCCCGCAAACGTGTAGCTAAAATAAAGAAAGTTGCATAAACGTGTTGACATCTTGTAGCCAATTAGCCACTATTAGAGGGTAAGGTGCCGTATCTGTCTTAAGTCGGCTCTGGAAGTACAAAAAAGCCCCGGTTAATCGCTGGGGCTTTTTGCTTTCTACATTCGCATGGGTACTGGATTGGTTAATCCAATCGTTGTGAAACAGCATCCAGCCGAATGTGGTGAAAGCAGGCACCGATGTGTGGGGATACAAGTGGAACACCAGTGAAACGATGTCGGCGAATTCCCCGCCACCACATACCAATTTTAAGGCTCACTTCGGTGGGCCTTTTTTATTTAGCCCGCCGCCAGCGCTAATCACCCTCAAACAAACTCCGTGTCTGAATGGATCTCGGCGGCAGGGCTATTCCCTACACAACAGCAAATACACGCCCAGGCCAACTGGCAGGGGGAGACTATGAGAATGGATAAATATTCAAGCGGCTCATCCTACTGGTTCGGCGGTATAACCACGATGCTCGGTGCGCTGTCATTAAACGAGTGGGCGCTTGTCATTGGTATCGCCTGTACTGTCGGAACGTTCGGGGTGAACTGGTACTACAAGCGCAAAGAATACCAACTACGGGAGCGGTCAAATGTTTCCAGCTCTCCGCAATAAGATAATTGGTGCGTCGGCCGGTACCGCGCTGGCAATCGCCGTAGTATTGCTTGGTGGTGACGATGGGTTAGAGGGCCGCAAGTATGTAGCTTACTACGATGTTGTGAATGTTTTAACGGTATGCGATGGACACACCGGAAAAGACATTATCCCCAACAAAAAATATTCAGACGCTGAGTGCGATGCTTTATTGCAGAAAGACCTGGCACCAGTACAGCGCACTGTTGATGCCGCAGTAAAAGTCCCACTGAGCAAATATCAGAAAGCCGCCCTCTACTCATTCACATATAACGTTGGCCAGAGCGCATTCACTAAATCCACTTTGCTTAAAAAACTCAATACTGGCGACATTAAAGGCGCTTGCGATGAGTTACGCCTATGGACATATGCCGGTGGCAAGCCGTGGAAGGGATTACAGAACCGACGCGAGATAGAGAGGGAATTATGTTTAGCGGGATAAAGAACATATTCACTTATCTGCCGGCGCTATTACTCATCGTTCTGGCTGGCTTATCGCTTTACTACTATCACGAAGCTGACGATTGGCACGATAAAGCGGATGCGGCAGCAAAAGAGCGCGATGAGGCCCGATTCATTCTCAATAATCAGGTGCGCATGGTTAACATCATCAACGATATCGCCAGGGCCAACGAGAATGACAAACAGAAAATTGCTCAAGCGGGTGAGGCTCGCGTTGTTTACATTCGAGAAGCGATTAAAGGCGACGATTGTACTAATAAGCCTGTTCCTGTTGCCGCTGCTGACCTCTTGCGGAAACACGCAAATCAAATACGTTCAGGTGCCACAGGTACCGATACCAGCAAGCTTACTTTCTGACTGCATTCCCCCAGAAATCCAAGAGGTATTAACTTGGGGCAGCAGCCTATTGCTGAATGACACCTTGTTGACAGTGATAGAGCAGTGCAACGCAGATAAGGCGAGCATTCGACAAATAGAATCAACCCGACAAGGTGATAACCAGATTGTGCAGCCCTAAAGAGGTAATCCACATCTTGCTGACGGGTAAGCCGTAAGTGGTGTAGCAACGCCGAGAGGAGTAGCAAAGCTGCGAACAAAGAACATGAAGGCTCAGTTTAACGACTGGGCCTTTTTTATTGGCAGTAAATCACCGCGCATTCTCCGCGCAATAAAAACCAAGAGTCTTTTTCGGGATATGAGGCAGAGATAGGACGGTGGCTTTCATCGTGCCGCTCTTGGGCTGTCCATATCTGGAGAACTGACTCATATCCCCAAAAGGAAATACGATGAAAGAATTAACGGTCCTCCCTGAGTCTGACTTCACCAAGATGGTGATGACTATCCACGGAAAAGTATTCACTACTAGCCAGAAAGTCGCATCCTACTTTGGTAAAAGGCATGACAACGTATTAAGAAAAATACGGCAGGTTAGGGATGAATGCCCGAAAGAGTTTGCCGCCCTCAATTTTGAGGAGGCTGATTTTATTGATAAAAATGGCGAAGCACAGCCAATGTTCAAACTATCAAAAGACGGATACATGCTTGTAGTGATGGGTTTCACTGGTAGCGCGGCAATGCTGATAAAGATTCGATACATCCAGGCATTTAACTGGATGGCGGAACAACTAAGCAGATGGCAGGAAGTCGGCGAGGAAGCTCAGCACCGACATGCGTTAAAGGTTGCCAAGTCAGAAGTGAAAGCGAGGATCGGCAGCAACTTAATGAACCATCGCAAAAAAGAGAAAAAGCTTCTGGCGCTAGAGTACGAACAAATACTTTCGCTAACTCAGCCAAAGCTTCTCTTTGATTAATTCAGAGCGCAATTTTACGCTTTGCATACAAATCAATTGTTTACATATTGAGAGCCACTTTCACAACGGCTCTCAATCATTACAGATATAAATAAATTCTACGATGGGCTCACCTATGGTAATTGGCTTAGTAACCCAGCTGCTTAAGCATATTTGAAAGTTGCTTTAGCCGATCATCTATACCATTGGACTCATCGTTAAACTCTTTAGATACAAACTCACGCTGTTGTTCAATTTTAGCATCACCACTGACAAGCTTTACATTGAAGTTCACAGGTAATCCTGTGATATCTATATTTTCTATATTTGCTTTTGTAGCACAAATCAATAGCGCTAAATCTAGAACTCGATGAATAGGAAGCTCCTCTGACTGGCGAGACCATTTTTCATCCGTATGACGCCAAACCTTTGCAGAGGCATCTGGTCCCCATTGAGCAATACCAATACTGAGACCTTTTGCATCTGTATTACCAGCATATCTACCATCAATCTGGTCATAATCTTCTACAACGAATACAGGTTTATGCTTCAAATTTGTAGGGATCTTCATTTTGCTCTCCATATAAAGACATTCAGGGGTGTTACCCGCTTACTAAACGCGGTGGATTTACTAAACTTACTAAATTTACTAAGCGTAGTAAATGGTTATTCGTTAATTATTGGATATAAAAAATGACCAAACCAGATTGGGAGGCCATCGAATCGGCGTACCGAGCTGGCTTGATGTCTATCCGAGAAATAGCATCACAACACGGCATCACTCACGGCGCTATTAACAAGCGAGCAAAGCGTGACGGATGGGAGCGAGACCTCAAGGCAAAGATAAAAGCCAAGGCTGATGCGCTGGTATCCAAACGCGAGGTATCCACGCAGGTATCCACCGAAAAGGCTTTATCTGAGCGGATACTGATTGAGGCAAACGCCGAGGTCATTGCTAACGTCCGTATGGAGCATCGTGGTGACATCCGGCGAGCCAGAGAGATAACCAACGCCCTATTTGATGAGTTGGGTGCTGAGTGCGCAGACATTGAGGCTCTTCGCAAGTTAGGCGAACTGATGCTCCAGCCAGATGAGAATGGACGCGACCGACTAAATGAAGTTTATCAGTCGATAATCGCATTACCTGAGCGAGTCAAAGCAGTTAAGGCACTCAGCGACGCTATGAAGAACCTTATTGGCCTTGAGCGCCAAGCCTACGATATCGGCGATGACAAAGGCGACAACGTTGTTAGTAAACTCTCCGACCTAATGGATTCATTGTCTCAGGGGGCTTAATGAAACCTGAGCACCTCAAACTGCTGGCAGATAAAGACTGGCGGCTGAATAACCTTTACTGGATCACCGACAAAGAAGGCAAACCAATACGCTTCAGGATGACGCCTGAGCAGCGTGAATACTTCGAAGGTATCCACACTCGCAATATCATTCTTAAAGCTCGTCAACTTGGCTTCACTACTGAGGTTTGCATTATTCAGTTGGATGCCGCGCTATTCGAGTCAGCTAGATGCGCGCTGATAGCTCATAAGCTGGATGACGCCAGGCGGCTGTTTCGCGAAAAGGTAAAATACGCCTACGACAAGTTGCCCGATGAAATCAAAGCAGCAAATCCGTCAAATAATGATTCCGCTGGCGAGTTGGTATTTAACAAAGGCGGTTCACTCTACGTCAGCACCTCATTTCGTGGCGGCACGCTGCGTTACCTGCATGTTTCAGAGTTCGGTAAGATATGCGCTAAGTATCCCGATAAGGCACGTGAGATTGTCACTGGTGCGTTTGAGGCAGTATCGACTGGTTGCTTTGCTACGATAGAAAGCACTGCTGAAGGCCGCGCCGGTTACTTTTTCGATTACTGCCAGACGGCTGAGAAAGCTCAGTTGCAGGGCAAGAAATTATCCGCGCTCGATTGGAAGTTTTTCTTCTTCTCATGGTGGAAGAATCCGCAGTACGCAATCGACCCGGTTGAGGCTTTACCGCAACGCCTTGTTGATTACTTTGCTGAGATGGAAGCTAAGCACTGCGTTCATCTTAACGAGCACCAGAAAGCCTGGTACTACGCCAAAGAAAAGACGCTCGGCGATGACATGAAGCGGGAATATCCAACTATCCCCGCCGAAGCATTCCAACAATCTGTCGAAGGCGCGTATTACGCTAAACAATTCCGCTGGCTCTATACCAATAAGCGGATCTGCAAATTACCTGATAACTCACACCTGCCGGTTCACACGTTCTGGGATATCGGTGTGGGTGACTCAACGGCAATCTGGTTTGTTCGTGAGGTGGGCGAAGAATTCCACATCATCGACTACTACGAGAACTCAGGTGAAGGCTTGCGGCACTACATGAAAGTGCTGAAAGACCGTGGCTATGAGTATGGCGACCATTGGGGGCCGCACGATATCGAAAACCGTGAATTCGGCTCTGATGCTAAGTCTCGCAAAGAATTGGCGCGGGAAGGCTATGAAATTGACGGGCAGATTTATTCCATGACATTCAAAGTGGTGCCGAAAACTGGCGTCGATACCGGTATCGAGTCTGTGCGTGAAATCTTACCCAAGTGTGTCTTTGATGATGAGAAGTGCGCTGAAGGTATAACTCACCTTGAGGGCTACCGGAAAGAATGGGACGACAAACGCGGTTGCTGGAAAGACAAACCACTTCACGATCACACCTCTCACGGCTCTGATGGGTTCCGCTACTTTGCTGTAGCGAAGAACAACCATAAAAAGCCAACCGGCAAAGTCACTCAACTACGGATGTAACCCATGCCAGATATTTCAACACCCAATCTCGATTATGGGAACATGACCGAGGCGTGGGACATTAATGACGCTCTGATGGGCGGCACGCTTTATATGCGCCAGCTCGGAGAACAGCATTTACCCAGATGGCCGAATGAGGATGGTGATAGTTACAAACAGCGGTTATCAGTAGCTACACTGCTGCCAGCTTATGAAGAAACGATTAAGAATAACGTTGGGCGGGTATTTTCTGAGCCGACGCAACTTAGTGAAGCGACACCAGATGTAATTATTGAGTACACCAAGAATTTCGACTTGGCAGGTAATCGTCTGGATGTGTGGTCGCAGGAGTATTTCAGCCTCGCACTACAATACGGGCTGGCGCATGCTCTGGTGGATTACCCCCGCGTAGGTGATATCAAAACAAAAGCTGAAGAGAAAGCAACTGGCGCACGACCTTATGCTGTCTTAATTAATCCGCGTCAGGTTATCGGCTGGAAGTCAGAGACAAAAGAGGGAAAGGTCAGGCTCACAGAGTTGCGGATAAAAGAAATTGTTGTCGAAGATGCTGAAAATTACGCACAGCACAAGATTGAGCAAATTCGCAAACTTACTCCTGGTGCAGTTGAGTTACATCGTAAGTCAACGGGCAAGAGTGCTGATGGTGGTGATGTATGGGTCATGCATGACACCTGGGAAACATCACGTAAAGACATTCCCTTGGTTACTCTTTACACCAAACGCACTGGTTTTATGTGCGCAACACCACCGCTCATTAGCTTAGCATTGCTGAATATCAAACATTGGCAGAGTCAAAGTGAGCAAGACAATATTCTTCATGTTGCCCGCGTGCCATTGCTGACAGTATTCGGACTAGAGGATGGGCAAGAATTAACGATTGGTGCATCAAGTGCCACGAGGTTTTCTGACCGTTCCAAGCAAGGGTTGGAATATGTCGAACACACTGGTTCGGCTATCAACTCAGGTAAAGATTCCCTGAATGGCTTAGTTGAGCAAATGCGACAAGCTGGGGCCAAGATGCTCCGAGCAGAGAACACCTCAACAAAAGCAGTAGATCAGGTCACTGAAGAGCGAATGCAGGAACAGTCTCCGCTCTATACGATGTCTAATTCTCTTGAGGACGCACTGGATAATATTCTGCAAATCATGGCGGAGTGGTCTGGTGAGCAAGACGGTGGCAGCGTTGATATTCGTACCGAACTGGAAACAGCCGAGCAGGCGTTTAATGCAACGTCTGCTTTGGCTATCCAGGCGTTACGGCAAGGGGGTGACATTCGTCCTATTGATGCCGTTCGTGCTCTGCAAGTTCTCAAGATTATCGATCCCGATGCTAAGCCGGATGAAGTGCTGGACGAACTAAATAACTTAGGCCCAACCATCGCAGGTGGCTAAATGGCAACGATTAACGAAAGGCTGCGTGATGAAGCAATAGCACATAGTCTGTTTCAGTCCCGTTATGGTGCTGGTGTTGCCCGTAAAATGGTTAAAGTGCTCAACGAGAGCGACGCAGAGCTATCGGCTCGTCTTATCGTGGCACTTGATGATGTTAATCCAAACAGTGTCACCGTGAAGCGCTTAGAAGGCTTGCTGGTTAGTGTTCGTCAAGTGAACAAGCAAGCTGTTGATGCGATGTATGCATCTCTGTCCGACGAGCTGCTGGACTTTGCGAAGCATGAGGCAGGTTATCAGCTTAGTTTGTTTGACTCCTTATTACCGGGGCCAGTTTTAAATCGGTTCCCGCTAGCATCAATCACTCAAGAGCAGGTTTACGCCGCTGCAATGGCTCAACCGTTTCAAGGCCGATTACTACGAGACTGGGCGGAGAATATCGAAGCTGACCGGATGACCCGTATTGTCAATACAGTTAAAAACGGTTACCTGGCTGGCGATACTATTGAACAGATGGCACGGAAGGTTCGCGGTACCAGAGCAAGAAACTATCAAGATGGTGCAATAGAGGCGGGACGGAAGAATGTTACTGCTGTGGTGAAAACGGCTGTCACTCACTTGGCTGCTGTAGCGCGAGATAAGTTTGCTGATAACAACAGTAATATAATCGACTCAAAGCAATGGCTAAGCACCTTGGACAATAAAACTTCTCACGATTGCATCATCCGTGACCGCCTCAAATACACGCTGGAAGGTAAACCCGTTGGTCACAAGATTCCATACCTTCAGGGGCCGGGCCGGATTCATTTCTGTTGCCGCTCTATGGAAACCTTAATCACCAAATCATGGCGTGAGTTGGGGATCGATATCGAAGAAATGGACGAGGGTACTCGCGCCAGCATGGATGGACAAGTTCCAGCGGGAACGACATACGGCGAGTGGTTGCAACGACAATCTTACCGCCGACAGGTTCAGGTGCTGGGCGAGACTCGCGCCAGACTGATGAAAGGTGGCGGTATGCGAACTGATGAATTTTTCACGGATAAAGGGGAGTGGCTGACGTTACAGCAACTTCGAGATATCAATGACAGGGCTTTTAGTGAGGCAGGACTATGAATGCCAGAGATTTTAAAGAGAAAATAGAGACTGATATTCAGCATTTCTTGGCTGAAAAGTTCGAAGAGCTTCATAAGGAAACGGGCCTTCTAATTAAAGATGTTGAGCTTATACCTGTTATGAGGTTTAACCCTGACGGCCAGAAAGGGCCGGTAGTTAAGTTAACGTTAATTTAAAAGCCGCTTAGAAATTCTTTCATATCAAATCACAAGCCTCGCCATTGTGCGGGGCTTTTTATTACCTGTCGTTAGCGGATGCGATACGGCGAGCGGGTCGGATGACCTTTTTAAAATGGCCGGAAGGCTTGGAGATTAACCATGAAATTGAAATTAGATGCAGATGGAAAGGTAGTTGTTGAGAACGGAATGCCGGTTTATGTCCATGCCGACGGCAAAGAAATCCCCTTCGATGCTTCTGCTGCACTGAGCAAAATCACTGCGCTAAACGGTGAGGCAAAAACTCATCGAGAAGGTAAGGAAGCGGCGGAAGCCCAGCTCAGTAAATTCTCTGGCATCGACGACCCAGCCAAAGCGATTGAGGCTCTGCAAACCCTAACCAAAATTGACCAGAAAAAACTGATTGATGCGGGTGCGGTTGACCAGGTTAAAGCAGAAATCACTAAGGCATTTCAAACCCAATTGGATGACGCGAACGGCAAGAGTAAAACTCTGGAAGAGCAGCTTTATAAAGAGATGATCGGCGGACGCTTCGGCAGTTCCTCATTCATCAAA